ATGGCCTGAGCGCAATTCACTGCTTTATGACGGTGTTTCAACCTGTACTGTCAATGACGGTGAACAGGTGCAGATTGAGCGGCTGGTGACGATGTACCGCACCAACAGCTATGGCGATCCGGATCCGTCTTATCTGAACGTCAACACAATTGCGACGCTGAGCTATCTGCGTTACTCAACCCGTTTGCGTATTCAGCAGAAATTCCCGCGCCACAAGCTGGCTGACGATGGCACCAGTTTTGCCAGCGGTCAGGCCGTGGTGACTCCGTCGATCATCAAAACCGAGCTGCTGGCTCTGTTCTCTGAATGGGAAACCGCGGGCCTTGTGCAGGACTTCACCACGTTTAAAGACGAGTTGATCGTGACGCGCAACGCCAATGATCGCGACAGGATTGATGTGCTGGCGGGGCCGAACCTGATGAATCAGTTCCGCATTTTTGCCGAACAGATTCGCTTCATTCTTTAACGGAGGGCATGGCATGTCTGGAAATCAACGCGAAGGCGTCGCGTTTATCTACGTCAACGGGCGCGAACTGGAAACCATGGAAGGGGCGAGTTTCACTCCGTCCGGTACAACACGTGAAGAAGTCACCGGCTCGCGGGTTTACGGCTGGAAAGGCAAGCCCCGCGCCGCAAAGGTGGAGTGCAAAATTCCGGGCGGCGGCGATATCGGGCTTGATGAGGTGATCGCTTGGTCAGACGTCACCGTCGAATTCCGCGCGGATACCGGGGAGGCGTGGATGCTGGCTAACGCATGGCAGTCTGACGAACCGAAAAATGATGGTGGTGAAATCACGATTAATTTCACTGCCAAAGAAAGCAAACGCATCGCATAACTGACTTTACAGAGGAATTATCATGGACAACAGCACTGACATTACCGAAGACGCGGTCCTGCTTGAGCAGGAAATCATTACCCAGTTGACCAATAACGCTTTTTCGCTGGTGGACGGCATCACTATCGGTGACGGTGAGAACGCCGTCACGCACCGACGGGTTGAATTTCGTGAGTTAACTGCGGGTGATGTTATCGACGCGCAGGCGGCTGCGGAAAAAGTAGTGTCTACGCCGCAGGGGCCGCAGCTGGTCACCTCACCGACGCTGATGGGCGTCGAAGTCATGCGCCGACAGATTGCCACAGTAGGCGATCTTAAAGGCCCGCTCTCAATGACGCTGGTGAAAAAGCTGTCAAACACCGATTTCAACCGGCTGTCGATTGCGCTGGATGTGAAAGATCAGGCGCTGGCCGCGCAGGTGAGCAACAACCGGGGGCGAGTGGCTGCGGTGTCGGAATGACATTGAGCGGGCCGCTATCGCGTTAGGCGTCATACTTAAAGGTGGCCCCGAGTGGGCCATGTCACTGCCGCTTTCCCGCCTCGTCCGTCACTGCAGACAATCTGAACAACTTCTGAAAGGGAAATAATATGGCCGGGCCATTGCGGGCGTCGATCATCATCGACCTGCTGGGCAATATTTCCCAGCGTTCCCGCCAGTTCTCAGACAACATCGGTACGATGGCCCGCAGCAGCCAGAAAGCGCTGCGGGGACTGCATAAAACCGTTGGCACTGTTTCAAATGCTATCGACAAGCTGGGTAAATCCTCGTTCGGCTCTTTACAGGCGCTGACAGCCGGTGCGCTAAGCGTGGCCGGGTTCAAAAAAATGTTCCTCAACGTGGCCGTCCAGCGCGAAACCATGCGCGTCGCCATCAACTCCCTTAACCACGGCAACCAGAAGGCTACGCAAGACCAGATAGCATGGATCCTTAAAAATTCGCAGGGATCTACGTGGAAGACCGGCGCGGTCATGCACGAATACCGGTCTGATCGCGGTTACGGCATGAGTGATAAAGACTCCCGCGCCTTCATTGAAATGCTCGAAGATCAAAGTTCCCGACACGGTTGGGACGAGCAGGCCTCTTCCGGTGCCTCGCTCCAGTTGAAAGAAATGTACGCACGAGGGGCAATACAGGCACAGGATGCGAACCTGCTGACGGGCTACGGTATCAACGTTTACAAAGTCCTCGCTGATGCGACAGGTCGATCTGCTAAATATGTCAAAAAGCTGGGCGAACACGGCCGGCTGGGTGCGAAAGACATCCGCCTCCTCTTTCAACTGCTTGCCGATCAGGCCAGAGGCGCACAGAAAGCCGCCGCAGGCACGTGGACGGGGCTGACCTCTCAGCTGGCCAGTCGCTGGGAAAACTTCGCTGCCAAAGTGATGGACAGAGGGCCGTTCAACCGTCTTAAAGGCCGGTTAAAAGACGCCTTAACGTGGGCTGATTCGGTTGATCAGGATGCGCAGGCTGAACGTGTTGCGAATGAATTTAATAAGATTTTTGACGAAATTGAACGCGGTGCACGTCGCGCCTGGTCGGTGCTTAAACTCGGTGGCAAGGCGCTTTCATGGGTTGATGGCCATATCGTTAAACTGAAAACACTGGCCGAAGTGATCGCCGGTATTTATCTGGCAAACAAGGCGCTGCGCCTTGGTGTTCATATTGCCAGACCCACGTGGAAAGTTATCTCTTCGCCTTACCGGGGTTACAAGCGGCTGCGCAAACGCAGGAAAGGCAATAAGCCCGGCTTACCTGAGATGCCGGATATCATTTCAAATCCGTCTCTTGTGCAGCAGGTTTACGTAACCAACTGGCCTGCAGGTGGCACCGGATTCAACAGCGACACTGGCATGGGGAAAAAAGGCAAATCCAGACGCAAACGCGGCCCCGGCCGTGGCCGGGATCGTAATCAGCCGCTTATCCCGTCTGAATTACCCGCTGCGGCACCCAAAGGTTTTTTCAGGCGTCTGCTCGGTGGTGCGGGGCGGATGCTGGGAGCGATGGCGGGTAAAACCGGCGGGCTGTTGGGCGGTGCAGGCCGCTGGCTGGCCAGCAGCAGCGTCGGTCGCATGGGCGGCTGGCTTGCCAGAACCGGCGCGGGGCGCTTTATCGGGAGCGGTCTGCGTCTGGCCGGACGCTATGGTTCCCGCCTGGCCGGGCCGCTGCTTTCCGGTGCCATGCTTGCCCCGACGCTGCTTGATGATGACGTTTCAGTTCATGACAAAGGCGCGGCGGTTGGCAGTACGGTGGGCGCATGGGGCGGCGGCGCGCTCGGCTCACTGGCCGGCCCGTGGGGTACGGTAGCAGGCACTGCACTCGGCAGCGTGCTGGGTGAGTATCTCGGCGGCTGGACGGCTGATACTTATAAGGAGTGGACAGCACCATCGAAAGCCGCAGACCAGCCCCCACCACCGGAACAGAAAGTCGATGCACAGGCATCGCTGCGTATTGATCTCGCTGATGGGCTGCGCCTGAGCAGTTCCAGCGTCACTGAGAACGGCATGGGTCTGAACATCTTCGGCGGCGACAACTATTACCCTTACTGAGGTTAAAGCATGTTTGAAAGCACGGTAAGCAGCATTAATCAGGCCCGTGATGCGCTTGGCCTCAAACGTCCGGTATCAGGACAGGGCACGTTCCGTAATGTGCCGTTTCTGGTTTACAAAGACCAGATAGCAAAAGGTGGACGCAGGATTGTTAAGCGCGAATACCCCCTGCGCGAAGACGGCGGCGCGGTGGATCTGGGCAAAAAACTGCGTGAACGCACATTTTCCGTGGCGCTGGTCGGTACAGATGCAAAAACGCAGTGCGATAGGCTGACTGACGCACTGGATGCGCCCGGCGCGGGCGAGCTGGTACATCCTGATTTCGGCACGAACAGCGTGCTGGTAGACAGCTGGGAATGCCGCAGCGCCGCTGATGAACTGAATTATTACGAACTGACGATCACCGTTTTCCCCGCCGTATCCGATACCGCCCCGGAGGTTGCTGCCGATACGGCCAGCGCGGTAACCAAGCAGAAAGACAGCTTGTTTGGCGAACTGGGCGATACGCTCAGTGATGCATGGCAAACCGTACAGGAAGCAACAGACGGTGCAACAGCGGTGCTTGACAGCATCACCGGTATCTTTGACGACATGTACAACGCGATTGAAAATATCGGCGTTCTTGACGATGTTAACCAGCTGCTGTCTGCACTGGCCGCGACAAAGGGCTCTGCCGAAGGGCTGCTCAACGCCCCGGCCATGTTAGGCGCGAACGTGCTGGGTGCCTTATCCGGTTTATCCAATATCTGCGATGCCTCTACGGCGTTTAAGGCTTACGAGCGCCTTGGCATTCACCTTGACCGGCGGGCGGCCAGTATCGATGTTTCTCACATCGGATCCGCCGCTGAAAGCAATGTCAAAGCACTCTTCCACGTTGCCACAGCGGGCACGCTGGCCGCGAAAGCTGCCGCAACATCCGGTGTTCTTACGCAGGCCCTCGATACAGACAACACACCAAACAGCCTTAACCGCACGCCCACACTTTCAACGGGCAGCGTTACCGGCAGTTCAGTTTCGGCACCAGCGACACTCTCAGGCACCGGAATCTCAG